GTTTCATAGGACTGATCCATCACCCTGGATTCCAATTGAGGGATCTGGACCAGGAATAAATTGGTGGAATATTTTGACCTGGGTCTTATCTGCTGCATTACTTGTGGCAATCATATACATAATCAATTTCTAATGAGGGCATGATATGCTAGAGACTATTTGTCAAACACTGTTGGAAGGGTATAAACGAAACTGGGCAACCAGTCGTGATGCCAATGTCAGTATCCGTCATCACGGTCGTCCACACTTCTATATCACTCCATCCGGTGTACGTAAGCAAACACTCCAACCAGATCAGTTCAAAAAGATTGAAGTGCAGTATGATATGTTTGCAGATGAGGAGCATGAGTATACTTGGAGAACTATACCGTACACAGACATCTCTGCAATGCTGATGCCAAGTGGAGAGATGCCACTACACTTCAACCTGCAGAAAAAGATAAGCGACAATAATGTAAGAGTTGTTACACACCTCCATCCGACCTATACTGTTGCTGCAATGCATGCTGGTATAGAACTAAGTGAACTCGTAAATTCATTTCCAGAACTGCGCAGGTATACATCGGTTGCCAGGAACGTGGGTGAAGTTCCACCAATCTCAGAAGAGTTGGGAAGGGCATGCTGCGACAGTCTTGGACTGGATCGTGATGGCAACCTCAAATATAATATTGTTGGTATCAAGGGGCATGGAGTTGTATCGGTTGACTCTTCACCATGGGGAGCATTTGAGCATATCGAACGTCTCGAGCATATTTGCAAGATCGTTTTAGTTAGCAAACACCATCGGAGTAGTGAAGAATGTTTATTCTAGATATAGAAACATTATCTGCTGATTCTCATGCGGTTGTATTATCTGCAGGTATCATTCACATTGAGGACAACACTAGACCATCATATGATGAGATGATTGCCAATGGACTATTTGTGAAGTTCAATTCCAAGGATCAGATAGATCGGTTACATAGAACTGTGTCAAAGGATACAGTTGACTGGTGGATCAAGCAACACAAATCAATTAGAGATATCTCAATGAAACCTCTACCGGATGATCTGTCTCCGGAAGATGGCATGGCAATGTTGATGAAGTTTATCTCAAAGTATCCTGGTACAAATATAATCTGGACCAGAGGTTCGTTGGATCAAATGGTGATGGATGACCTTGCGAATCAACTTGATTTTAACTCTATAATGCCGTATAATAGTTATAGAGATGTAAGAACAGCAATAGATATTTTTACTGGATCAACCAATGGTTACTGCGAAGTTGCATATCCTGGATTTGATAGAGCATGTGTAAGGAAGCATCACCCCGTGCATGATTGCGCATTGGACGGAATGCAGTTGCTCTATGGTAAGGCAGTGTAGTATAATGGGCGTGCGGATAAGTTGGAGAGTGTCGGCAGACTGTAAATCTGTTCCCTTTGGGTGAGTTAGTTCGAATCTAACCATGCCCACCAAAGAATAATTCCACGATAACTCAGTTGGTAGAGTGCAAAACTGTTACTTTTGATGTCCCAGGTTCGAGCCCTGGTCGTGGAGCCAAGTTTTGTGGTAAGGAAAGTAAAAGGAGAATGGGCAGGCCTAGGGAGCTGAGCAACCGATGGCCGGATACCTCACCTGCCACAAATTCATTATAGGAAATAAAATGACAGAATTCTATACAAACGTATATACCCGTGGTGATAAAATTCTAGTGCGAGGTTATGAGGATGGAGTTGCATTCTCTCGCAAAGTAGATTTTCAACCAACACTATTTGTCAGTTCCAATACTGGCATCCCAGCAAAATGGCACACTCTGTATGGTGCTCCGGTCCACGAAGTAAAACCAGGAAGTATAAAAGACACACGAGATTTTCTTTCCACCTATGAGGACGTGGCAGGATTTGGTGTGCACGGCAACTCAAACTATATCCATCAGTATATCTCCGAGACGTATCCAAAGGAAATTAGATGGGATACAGACAATGTAAAACTATTCACTTTGGATCTAGAAACAACTACTGAATTTGGCTTCCCAAATATCGAAACTGCCAATGAAGAGATCACTCTGATATCACTTCAAAACAACTTCACCAAAAACATTATCACATTCGGTTGCAAGGCATACAACAACACTCGTAAAGATGTCACCTATCATTTGTGTAATGACGAGCAGCATTTACTGAAAGAGTTTCTAATATTCTGGCAACAGAACTATCCAGACGCACTTACAGGTTGGAATGTAAATCTGTTTGATGTACCATATATCATCAACCGTATCAGACGTGTACTGGGCGAAACATCGGCATCCAGATTATCCCCTTGGAATATCATCAAGGAACGCAGAGTTACAATACGTGGCCGTGAAGAAATCTCATATGATATAGCAGGTGTATCTGTTCTGGATTATCTGGATCTGTATAGGAAGTTTACCTACACCACGCAGGAGTCATACAGACTGGATCATATTGCCGGAGTGGAGTTGAACGAGGGCAAGTTGGATCTACCCGGAGTGGATTTCAAAGACAGTTATACCAACCACTGGCAGATATTCGTTGACTATAATATTCGCGACGTGGAATTGGTTGATCGACTGGAAGACAAAATGAAGTTGATCGAGTTGATTGTAACCATGGCATACAATGCCAAGATAAACTATGAGGACGTGTTCAGTCCAGTGAAGATGTGGGATGCAATTATCTACAATCATTTACTCCAGAAAAATATTGTTGTGCCACAGAAATCCCATAGTCAGAAGGTGGAAGCATTTGAAGGAGCATTCGTCAAAGATCCAATCATTGGTGCACACAACTGGGTGGCAAGTTTTGACTTGGCATCACTATACCCACATTTAATTATGCAATACAACATGAGTCCAGAAACGCTTACCGATATTAGATTAGATGTTGATGTTGAACGTCTACTTTCTGCAGAATTTAAAATGCCATACTATCCCCAGGACCTAGCAGTCACAGCAAATGGTTGGTGTTATCGTAAAGACGTTAGAGGATTCCTGCCTGAGTTGATGGAGAAAATGTACCAGGATCGTAGCAAATATAAAAAGCAGATGCTTGCGGTTCAGCAAGAGTTTGAGAAAGACAAGGGTAACAATAATCTGCGCAAGGAAATATCCCGTCTGAATAATATGCAGATGGCAGGTAAGATTGCATTGAACTCTTTATACGGAGCACTGGGTAACTCTTGGTTCAGATATTTTGATCTGCGTATGGCAGAGGGTATTACAACCTCTGGTCAATTATCCATTCGCTGGATGGCAGATAGGTTGAATGCATTTATGAACAAGACACTGAAAACCGAGGGTGAAGATTTTGTCATAGCAATTGACACAGATTCCATTTACCTTGCACTTGGGAAGTTAGTGGAAAAGACTTGTCCAAATAAAACCACTGACCAAACTATAAAATATCTTGATCGAATATGTGCTGAAGTGTTTATGCCATTCATAGATAAAGGTTATCAAGAGTTGGCAGAGTATATGAATGCATATCAACAGAAGATGCAAATGAAAAGAGAAGTGCTGGCAGACAAGGCAATCTGGACAGCAAAGAAAAGATATATTCTGAACGTACATAACTCTGAGGGTGTTCAATATGCCCAACCAAAACTAAAGGTGGTTGGACTTGAGGTGAACAAATCATCCACCCCTGCAATTATCCGCAAGAAACTAAAGGACACCATACAGGTTATCCTAAACAAAACAGAACCAGAGTTGCAGAAGTACATCGCAGACTTCCGTGAAGAGTTCAATGCAATGCCACTGGAAGTAATATCATTTCCCCGTGGTGTAAACAATCTGAAGCAATATACAGGTTCACCGATATATGCCAAGGCAACTCCCATTGCTGTACGTGCTGCGTTATTGCATAATCACTACATAAAAAAACTTGGACTCACTAAACAATATCAACCTATACTTGAAGGATCCAAGATAAAGTTTATCTATCTGAACCCACAGAATCCAATTCGGGAGGATGTAATTGGATATATTGATCACTTACCAAAAGAGTTTGGGTTGCACGAATTTATCGACTACGATAAGATGTTTGACAAAGTGTATGTCGATGCCGTGAAAATTATTCTGGATGCGATTGGTTGGGATACCGAACATAGATCATCATTGGAGGATTTCTTTTGAACAACATAACAATAATCAAAACTGGAATAAACGTATCAAAGATACTGGCACAACTGAAACAGTATTCTGCTGATTGGGGTGCCCAGAAAAATATGGATGGAGTTGGATCACTATTGGATCAGGGATTTCCGGATGTCGCTGCAGGTGTACTACAACTCGTGATGGGTGGAGTTACAGATCCCACTCAATATGTCGGTGATACAGAGTTCTGCCACAAGACGCCAGCATATGATAGGCACACTGAGATAGTGGGATTTATGAAACGCAATTTTCGTGAGCATAAACGATGTGGGTTTCTATCATTGCCTGTTGGTGGAATGGTTGGCAAGCATATTGATATTGGATCTTACTATCAAACCAAGGATAGATATCATCTAGCAATTGCTGGAACATACAAGTATACGGTTGGTGATGAATCTGTTATTGTTGAACCAGGCACACTGATGTGGTTTGATAATAAGTTGGAACATGGCACCGAGAATATCGGAGATTGCGTAAGAGTCACATTTGTATTCGACGTACCACATTCAAAATGGAATCAAAAATAAACTTTACTGAAATGATGAAATGAGGTATAATAGTATTATTGAGTAAATTATATGTACGTAAACAACAAAATTTGGAGATTATATAATGAGCACACTATTAGAACGAATGAAGAAATCTGGAAGTATCAAAACTTCTGATATACTAACAGAGTCATCCTTTTTTATGGCAAAGGATACTATTCAAACTGATTTACCAATTCTCAATATTGCTTTCTCTGGTGATTTGGATGGAGGATTGATACCTGGTTTGACTATCCTGGCGGGGGCTAGTAAGAGTTTCAAAACTTTATTGGGATTGTACTGTTTGAAAGCGTACATGAACAAATATCCAGATGCTATTTGTCTATTTTATGATTCTGAATTTGGAGTAACTCCAGACTATATCAAATCGAATGGCATTGATGGAAATAGGATTTTGCATATTCCAGTTGAGCACGTGGAACAATTGAAATTTGATATTGTGAAACGACTTGAGGAAATCAAGAGGGGAGACAAAGTTTTCATATTTGTAGATTCACTGGGCAACCTAGCATCAAAAAAGGAAGTGGAAGATGCCAATGACGAAAAGTCTGTTGCAGATATGTCCAGGGCAAAGGCAATTCGTTCACTACTACGAATTATAACACCGCATCTAACTATGAAGGATTTACCTTGTATTATCGTGAACCATATTTACCAAACTATGGAGATGTATAGTCGGGTAGTCATTCCTGGTGGAACTGCAGTTACCTATGCGGCAAATTCGATATTTGTTATATCCAAGGCGCAGGAAAAGGACGGCACAGAATTAGTTGGATATAATTTTACCATCAATATTGAAAAGTCCAGATATGTTAGGGAAAAATCTAAGTTGCCGATTCAGGTTACATATGAAAATGGTATATCTAAATGGTCCGGTCTATTGGATATAGCACTTGAAACAGGACACGTAATCAAACCATCGAATGGGTGGTATCAAAAGGTCAACACAGAAACTGGTGAGATTGCCGAGCAAAAGTTTAGACTCAAAGATACCCAATCTGGTAATTTTTGGAATGAAGTTTTATCAAATGAAACATTCAAACAAGCAATTCGAGACAGGTATCAATTGGGTGCTGTGCCAATGACTGACGATTCACTTGATCAAGCATTATCGGAGATGGTAGATTGATTACAGACGAAGAATTGCTTTTGAAAGTTACTGAGATGGAGGAGAAGATGGGTTCTCTTCCATCTCCGGAGCATGAACCATTGCGATTCAAACATTTTGTTAAGATGTATAATTTTTATAAGAATAGATCAAATGATGAACAATCCACTACTACGACCCCACAAGACTGTTGAGAAAGAAGTCAACGGTCAAAAGATTCTAGCACTTGAGTTGACAGAAAATCCATATTCAGGTATAATATTCTCTTACAATAAGGTTTCATTTACCGAAGATGAAAAGAACGACAAACTCAAGATCCACTTTGATTATGAAGTGCACCGTCATAATGACCAAGACTATGACATATTTGAATTTGAACAATATCTGGGTGACTTTCTTCAAGAACTAATTAGATTTGGTGTGCAAGAAAATAACTTAGTATATACTGGTGGAACTGATGACAATAGAGAAAACAATATTAGCGAATTTGATTTACAATGAAACATTTTCACGAAAGGTTATTCCTTTCCTGAAGAAGCAATACTTCTCTACCAATGAAGGTATTGTTACAGAGACCATACTCAAATTCTTCCATGAATATAACAGACTTATCACCAAAGAAATTCTCAACATAGAACTCAGCAACAGACGAGATCTAAATGAATCGCAATATAAAGAAGTAAAGAAACTTGTTGAAGACTTAGTTATAGCAGAACCAATGAATGATATTTGGTTACTGGATGAGACTGAAAAGTTCTGTAAGCAAAGATCAGTTTACAATGCCATTATGGACTCTATCAAGATCATTGATGGTAAGGGCACTGATAAGAATCAAGACGCAATTCCGGCAATGTTATCTGAGGCACTTGGTATATGCTTTGATAGTCACGTTGGTCATGATTATATCGAGGATGCCGAAAGCAGGTTCGAGTTCTACCATAGAGTGGAAGAAAAGGTTGCCTTGGATCTGGATATGTTCAACAAGATCACCAAGGGTGGTTTGAGTAATAAATCTTTGAGCGTAATTCTTGCAGGTACAGCAGTTGGGAAATCTCTGTTTATGTGTCATGTGGCAGCATCAACTCTGATGCAAGGTAAGAATGTACTTTACATAACAATGGAAATGGCAGAGGAGCGCATTGCAGAACGGATCGATGCAAACCTATTGAATGTTACCATTGACGATCTGCGAACTATTGACAAGGCAATATTCGATACACGGATAAACAAACTCAGCAAGAAAACGCAGGGTAAACTTATCATCAAGGAATATCCAAATGCATCGGCGCACTCTGGACACTTCCGTGCACTGATCGAGGAATTGAGAATCAAACGAGATTTTGTTCCAGACATTATTATGGTTGACTATCTGAATATATGTGCATCTGCCAGAATGAAACTTGGTGCCAGTATAAACTCATACACCTATATCAAATCAATTGCAGAAGAGTTGCGTGCTTTGGCAGTTGAGCATAACCTACCAATCCTAACAGCAACGCAAACCACTAGATCTGGATTTACGAATACTGATATTGGATTGGAAGATACCAGTGAGTCGTTTGGATTACCGGCAACTGCCGATCTTATGTTTGCCTTGATCTCCACCGAGGAACTGGAAGCACTGGGGCAGATTATGGTGAAGCAATTGAAGAATAGGTATTCAGATCTAAACTATTACAAGAGGTTCGTGATTGGAGTTGATAGATCAAAGATGAAGTTGTTTGATGTAGAAGCATCAGCACAAAGTAATATCTCAGACAAAGGTAAGCAAGATAAACCGACATTTGATAACGGCGAGATTGGGAAACGTCTACATACTGAAGGGTTCGATGATTTTAAGTTTTAGGAGAATGATATGGTAAGAACTATTGTTGCTGAAAGAAAATATGATTG